GCCTGCTTCGTGGTATATATTACGAGCTAGACAGTCTAATTGAGTTTGTCTTAATTGAGCTGTTACTGGGCTAACTTGTGCGCTAGCTTTTTTCAAAACAGTCAATTTGTGGGTTACTGCTTCGTAACTTACACCTGTTACTACTAGTAATGCTAGTGAGTATACTAAAAATTTAATGATGCGTATCATGTTATTTCTCCTTTACGCTGGATCAGGAATCGCTACTTCCGTCAATTTACAAATGGCTCTGATACATCTCCTATGCGTTAAAAGCCTACTGCTTTATTATACTCTCAAACCTATGAGGTACAATAAGTAATTATCCAAAAAATAGACCAGGAAAACCACTACTTTTACTTAGTAATAGTTTAACGTCGCATTTTGGAAATGTCAACTGCTTCTTCGTCACTAAAAACTGGTACTGCGTTGCTTTTATGCATAGTAGCAATGCCCTTTACTTTAGTTCCTGTATATATTTTTGGAGCTGGTAATGTTGCTGAGCCGCCAGCAGTATCTCTACTAGGAATATGCGCTGTAGTACGACCGGGCGGAATAGATAAACTATAATGCCCACTCAAACTAGGAGCAGATAGCCCACGAGTACGTTTCTTTTCTTCTGCTTCAACACCCCAACGTTTTTGGAGATCTTTCCACTCTTGATCCAATTGTTCACTTTTACGTTTGGCTTCAGAGGAAGCAAATTTTACTTTACCTTTTTTCTTGCCGTTATAACTAAGGGCAGGATGATGAAGATGCATGCTCAATTTAAACTCCAAAAGTTTTACACATAAGCTATATTATACAGCCTAGTTTGTGTTACGTCAACTTAGATTATACTCGAAAACTTTCGCCACAACCACAGCGATCACGTTCATTCGGATTGGTAAAATCAAATCCTTCATTGAGTCCATTGCGAACCCAATCTACAGTTAGCCCATCTAGATAAGCCAAACTCTTAGCATCTACTAACACTACAAATTCTGGTTGGGCAAAATTAGTCACTCCGGGTTCTGATTCGTATTTGTCCACATATTCAATAGTATATGCCAACCCGCTACACCCAGTAGTTCTAACACCTAGCCGAATTCCAACACCCTTGCCTCGTTTGGCAAGCATTTCTGTAATTTTAGTTTTGGCTTTGTCGGTTACGGTAATCATTTATGGCCGCTTTGATAGCATCTTCTGCTAGTATTGAACAATGTATCTTTACTGGAGGTAATGCTAGCTCTTCGGCGATTTCGGAGTTTTTGATTGTTCCTGCTTGGTCAAGGGTTTTTCCTTTGACCCACTCTGTAATGAGGCTCGAGCTCGCAATAGCCGATCCGCAGCCATACGTTTTAAATTTCGCATCTGTAATAATACCTGTATCATTATCAACCTTTATTTGTAGTTTCATTACATCACCACACGCAGGAGCACCGACCATACCGGTACCAACTGTAGGATCATCTTTTTCAAAAGATCCTACGTTGCGTGGATTTTCATAATGATCAAGTACTTTTTCTGAGTACGCCATTTTATCCCTGTACTAATACTGTTCTATAACAATTACAGTTAGCATCTAAAATTTGTTCCCAATGAAACCCTTGCGGGGCTGCGTAAGGAACAATCAGTTGATTTGGTTGTTGAACTATTACAGGGGGTTGTTGGATTATTGTCGGACGGGTCATACCGTATACAATAGCACCGCCGATAACTGCCGGCGCTACCCAACCCCATCCATTACCGCCTCTGTAATAGTTGTTATGATAGCCATGATGCCCACGATGTCCATGATGTTGCGCAAATGCTGGCACTGCCCAACTTCCTATTCCTGCTGATAATAAAACTATAGCGATGAACTTTCTCATGTCATTCTCCTTGCCGTTAATTATATAACGCCTTAGGCTAGTATTTATCGTATTATTTTACTTCTTTACGTGCGTTCTTAACTGCGGTAACATCGTTACGAGTTTCTTTACACAGTTTTGCCAAATCTTGACAATGCTTACGTACACGGGTGCCGGCAGCGCCAACTTCCTTGTCATAAAACTTCTCGAAGTCTGCTTCCATTGCTTCTACGATTGCTGTGAATTCTGCGTGTTTATTTGTAGCCATTTTATTTCCTTTAATGTGAGTACAGAGTACTTATATTAAGTATACAGCCTGGAAAAATAAATGTCTATTTAATTGGCGAACACATTTGGACTTCCGGCAGTGATTTTGCCGCCGTCTGTTGAATCACCCTCTCGAGCAACTTCTTTGTTCCCCACAAACACATTGCCCGAACCTACATTTATTACAGCATCATGTGAAACACATACTATTCCTGCTAATATAGTATGTGGGCTTGTGGGATTGCCTTTACACTCTACAGCAATGCCGTTAGCAAATACTTTAGCGGCAGCGCCGGTAGGCCCTGTCACAGTTGTTGTTCCATCACAACCGTGTCCTGTAGTAGTTGGGTCTCCGTCGCGGGCTATTGCTGGCATACAAATATTTATGCTAGAGCAATACCAGTGGTTGATTCAATAAACTGTTTAGCAAATTGCTCATCAGTTGCTTCTGCTACTGTGACTGTGGATTTTTGTAATTTGATTTCAGTATCTGGATTTACTGTAAACAAATACGGCATCAGTCCCGGACCTTTTGGCCCCATACCAATTACTTGTGGATTTTTTAGTTTAAAATAAACTGGCCCATCTTCAACTAACTTAGCAACAATCTCTTCGCCGCTTGTAAGTTTAAGAGTAATTACTTCACCTTCTGTAACGCCTTTTGAAATTAACATATTATACCTTTTCGAAATGTTTTTTGAGTTCAGTGAACCCGCCTATTAATTTATCATCTAAAAATATTTGAGGCACAGTTCTGGCCGTAGGGATTGCTTCTAATAATTCTTCTTTGGTATAACCGTCTCCAATCTTCTTTTCTTCAAATTGGATACCTTTTTGGGTTAATAATGCCTTTGCTTGATCGCAGTAAGGGCAGTGATATTTAGACCAAATTGTTGCTTTCATTTGTTTTCCTTATAATGATGGTAATTCGTCGTAATTTAATGTGTCGCTCATTACACCAATTACATAATTTGTTGATTCGTTTTCTTGTAGAGCTGTTTGTTTGCTACTTGTATTAACGTGTTTATTAAACCAAGGGATCGGAGTTGACTTAGGAGCAGGGTTATTATACTTAATACCAATATCTTTAAGTGCGCCAACGGCGGTGTAGTCAACAAAGTCTTTTAGAATGGCAGCATTAAGTCCGATAACTGGGCCCTTGTTAAACAAATAGTCTGCCCATTCTTTTTCTTCACGTATAACATCCATGTATAGGTTATATACTTCTTGTTCACATTCTGATTTAACTTTAGCAAAGCGTGGATCTTCTTTAACGACTTGATTAATCAAGAAAGCTGTCCAACCTTTATGTAGTAGTTCGTCTTGTAGGATCAAACTAATAATGTTACCATTACCAATAAAGATTTTGTTTTCAACCATGGCTAATGATGTAGCAAAGCTAACCATAAAGCGGAATGCTTCTAGCGCATAGCTAGCATGTAGCGCCATATAGATTGCTTTAATGTGTGCATCTTCGCCGGCCATTTGTGGATCAATTTCTTTGTAACAATTAATTTTATGTAATGCTTCATAATAATTACCAACACTTGATGCCATATCTACAATTTCTTTAGTGTCGTGGATCGTGTTAAACACTTCTTTGGGCACGTTGTAGATGTTACGAATAATGTGACTATAAGAGCGACTATGGATATTAGTTTCAAAGAATGTCCAGTTGTAAACCAATGCTTCTAGTTCAGGAAGACTAACAACAGGCATAAAGATTTGACTTGGACCTCGTCCTTGTAAACTATCTAATGCGGTTTGGCGTAACAAGTTACTAGTAAAGATATGTTTAACAGCATCGCTAGCTTCTTTAAAGTCGTTAGCATCTTTGCTAAGGCTAATCTCTTCGGGAACCCAAAAGAATCCCCTTGCGGTTTTTTCAAAATCGGCAATTTTGTTATATTTGACTTCTTCAAATCGTTGAATAGTAACAGGCCCTGCTGGATCTAAAAACATCTTGCGATTAAGATAATCTGTTTTAGTTGTTAAGTTATATTGTTGTTTCGACATTTATTTTTCTCTTTTATTCGTTCATTCGCCATTTGTTTTCTGGCAGTCCGTAGTCCCACTTTGGATCCATTTCAACATTCCATCTAGTAGTAGCCACATGGAAGTCTGGTATCTTCATTTCTTTGGGATTACTTGCTGGTTCAAGGATAACAATGCGATTGTTTGGCTGTGCGG